TCTATCTGGGCGTAATAAATACAATTCTTTTGGTATGCCAAATTCTTTATCTCTTAACATGTATGAGTTACCAGATATTAATAGATAACTTATCATGCTATGGAAAAACTCTACTTGAGACTGCAATGGGTTTGGTCTGTTTAGTAATGATATCAGCTCATGGTTGTCTAGTTTATCATCACCAGAATATACATTTATTTTGACGGCTGATGCGTTGTTAGCTATTAGGTTGATAGAGCGATAGGCTATGGAGTTATTTTCATAACCGTCTTTGGAATATTCTTTATACTTTCTATTCTTACCAGTATAGCTATTTAATTTGTTAATAATAACTGTTGGTGCTTCTTTTCTTATGAACGGTTGTGCTTTCTTACCTATAAACCTATCAAATAATCCCATTATATAATCCTCTTATTAACTGATTCTAAAAATTGCTTTGCCTGATGACTGTAAACTTGTCAACGCCCACACTAATGCGTCAAGACGATCTGGAGATTTAGTAGTAAATGGAGTATAAGAAGTCATTTGTTCTTCCAGTTCCTTAAAATAACCAGCATGATGGACTTTGTCCTGTTCGTATAATGCACTTATAGGTTCGGCTCTAAGCATCTTTCCTCGTGTTGCTCTAACACTTGTATAAGGAACATTTACATCTTGCACCCTTAATAATTTTTCTATCAAGTCTCCTCCATTATTTACTTCACAAACTATTCTATCAGCATCAAATTTATAATAGCACTCAATAGCCTTTTTAATCCACATGTCAGGGCTAAAAATACCACTAAAATCTTCCAAAATATAGTAATGATTATCTTCACCTCTACCAGCAACAATAATTCCTGTTTCATCAGATGATGCATTAGATGTAACGGCTGGGTCGATTGCAACTACAATTCTTGTTAGTGTTGGGGTTAGCTCAACTCTGTTTTGCTCAATATTAGAACTATTAAATAATGCACCTTCAATGTCTTCCAGTATTTCAGCATACAATTCCTGACGCCCCAAGCGTGTACCCTCATATCTTTCTTTGAGCATTTTAATAGCTGATGGAGCAAGGTTAGCAACATTATCAAACGTACTACCTCTTATTATTTTGGTATCAGACCTGACTGCCAACTCTTTGATTAACTCTGTTGGTCTGGGTGTAGTAGTGATAATACATTTAGGAGATTGACCAAGTCGTAATGCCATCATTAAGTTATCAAATGTTTCTCGATATCTCCAAGAAGCTAATTCATCACACCAAACTCTATGGAACTGCACTCCTCTTAAACGGTCTGGTTCTATTGCTGGGAATCCTATTATCTTAGAACCATTGTAAAATTCTATCTCGTTAGCTGACTTATTATAACCAGATTCATTAAGCAATCCCTTATCAAGTATTCCAAGTAATCCTGATTCACCTGCAAAACATACACGCTTTAAATCTCCGTACGTTGGAGCTATTACTCCACAAATACTGTTAGCATTTAACAAACAATATTGAATCATATCGTATGCACCTGTCAGAGTTTTTCCCCACCCACGACCAGCTAAAAATAATTGAATATTATAATCATCTTCATCTATAACAATTTGATTCTTACGAGCTTTTGTATACCAATCAGTTAATAATATTGTCGCTATCTTTTTCTGCGAGTTTAGCTCGTTGAATGTTTTTGATAAGCTCATTGAATTTTTCATCTTGTTCTGTGCCATCTTGTATCTCCAATACTTGACGCTCTGTCCATCTTGCTTGAGTTTTCAACCAGAATATACACGCTGTTACGGCTTCCCTTCCTGTACCAGTTGCAATACTAAAAAGATTTTGGGATATCTTAGCATTTGCAGTCGCCTTACCTTTCAATAGTTCTTCATCATAATATTTGTAAAGAGTGGGCTTTGATATATCAAGCATAGAACATATTTGGTCATGCGGTATTCCCAGACCTGATAATTGCGTTACCATTCTGGTTGTTTCTTCTGTTTTGTTTACTGTTTTTGGCATATATATCTTTTATAGAGTAAAAATAAAAATAATGCAACTTATATATATAATTATTTTATCTAACATTTAGATATTACATTATATGACTATTTTGTTCAGCCATTTGGCTCTCACACGCAGACATCTCAGACCTAAAACAACCATAACAGCCCATTAGATAAAAAATAATTTCTTTGTACGTTTTACCCTCTAAATCATGGAAACTAAAATCATAATCAGACAAAAAATATTCGCCTGTATAATCTTCATCAGTTATCCAAATTAAATCCTCAAGTAATCCACCTGTAATATCGTTTATAATTTCATCAGTATAAGTAACAGTATAATCAGACTTTTCTATAATCTTATATTTTGCCTTCCATAAACTATTAATTTTTTCTGCGATTTCTTTATGTGTGTTTGTATATTCCATTTTAGTCTCCAAGTAAATGAGGGCTTTCACCCTCTGTTAATTTATTTTAAACCACCCTCTAATAAAATTACTGTTCCAGCTACTTCAATATTAAACATATCATAAAGCATTTGATTAAATGGTAGCTCATTAACCCAGCCTTCTTCATTTACAATCAAGTCAAAAATTTTATTATTAATCCTTACTATTTCTGGGTGAACTTGAATCGATCCACCAACTACACCTTGCATTTCTTTTAAGTCTAATTGCTTATCGTTTTTTTCTATTATTGTTATCATTAACATTCCCCCTCTAGTGATTCGATTGATATTCTTAAATCTTCTATACCTTCGCTTACGATTGTGTAACTAATTCCGTCTATTCTAAAATCCATAGTTTCTAACATCATTTCTGATTTATTTAATTCTTTGTTTAATTTTAGTAATTTAGCGAAATTTCTTTTTTGTAGTTTTGTTTTCATTTTATTGCTCTTTGTTATTAACTTAAAACCATCATAGCCTACTATATAATAAAAGTAAAGCATTTTCTTTATTTATTTTATATATTTATTTAATTTAAGTTATATAACACCCACTCTGTGCTTATCGTTGCTTGACGCCTTACTTCTAACACTATTATAATACTGTATATAATAAAAGTAAAGTATTTTATTTAATTATTTTATATAATATATTATTCATAAACAAAACCATTCTGCTCGGTATAAACATTTTTAATTTCTTTTATATCGCCTTTATAAAAAACTAATATATTTTGATGTGATCTACCTATTTTTCTACTAATCATAGTTCTATTTGCTCTAAATGCTAATGTACCTACTGCATTAACTAAAATTATTTCGTTGTAATATGTAAATCCACTTTTAGTCATAATATCTATAGTTTTTGGAACTAAACTAATATATTCGCCTTTCTTATTTCTTACTTCACTAACTACAATTACAGCAAATCTGTTTTCTTTTAATTTGTTGTATACTTGCGTTAGTCCTTTTTCATATACTTTAAAGAATTCGTCATGCTCCATATTAGATAAATCATCTTTTAAATCTGAATATACTTCTAAATCTGCATATGGTGGGCAAGTAAAAAACATGTCTTGGCTATTATCTTTTATGTGCTTACCTACATTAATTCCATCATCACATATATAATTAGCTGGTAAATCAGTTACTCGTGCATTATTTATATCCACCTGTTCTTGTCTTAACTCTATTCCAGTATATTCTGTTCCTAATGTAGAGCATACAAATCCAAACATTCCACCAGCAAATATATCAAAACATTTAAAACCTTTTTGACTGAACCATAACACCATTAATTCAGCTAATACTGGGTCAAAGATACTAACGCCTTTATTTATACCTTCCATTACACCGTCTCCACTTAATACCTTTTCTCTGCTTTCTCCTAAATCCATTATTAAGTTTGACCAGTCTTTTTTTCTTTTTTGCCAATATCCTTGTCTAGTATCTAATATACTAAACGGTGGTACACCAAATTTTTCTTCGAGTGAGCCTTTTGTAAATTCATCATATGGACTTAAAATATTTTTAAGTTCCATTGTACTAAAACCTGTAGTTTCTAAATTAAAATTAACATCTGCTAAAAATTCTAAATTAAGTTTTAAAAAACTTTTATCCCAAGTACCATTTTCAGTTAACTTATTATCTGCTATACAGTAAGCTTTCTTTTGTTCTTCGCTCCAGCCCTCTGCAACAATACAAGGCACTTCTTTTATTCCAAGTTTTTTTCCAGCCATTAGCCTTCCATGACCTGCAATTATTTCATTACTTTCATCAATTAATATTGGCATAGTCCAGCCAAATGTTTCTATTGAGTTAGCCACTTGCTCTACTTGCTCTACGCTATGCGTTCTTGGGTTACTATCGTATTCTATTAAATCATCAATATTTTTAACTACAGTGTTATGTACTGCCCATTTATTACTCATTTATTACTCCTGTTTATTTTTATCTAATTTTTTTCCACAATAAGGACAATTTTGAACTAAGCTTTTTATAGTAAAATCTAAATCAAAATTAAAATCATTGTTAAAAATAGTTTTATCTCTTTTTTCTTTTTCTTCTTTTTCTTTTCTTATAACCTCATGTTCTTTAATAATTATTTGTTTTTCTAACTCTTGCTTTGCGTTTAATTTTTCTTGCTCAATCTTTAGTTGCTCATCTGTCTTATAAAATATTCTTTCATAATTAATTTCGGAACAATTTCTTATAGAAACTATGGCTTTTTCTATAGTGCAGTTAAAAAACTCTCTTTGTTTGTTAGGTCTAATCTTGCTTAAATCTTTATGTACCGTTCTTTCAATTAGTTCGTATTCTTCTACTAAAGCATAATATTCAACAACAAATGGCTCTGGTACGCCTGTTGAGTATAATTTATCTTTCCGTTGAGTTGGGTCGCTCTTAGATATACCGATCTTAATTCTTTTATCGGCAAAAGATTTATTGCTCATTATGTATATAAAACCATTCATAACTTACCCCTCATAACTCATGTCTGGTATAAATATTCTTTTTTCATTATTCCAACGCATCTTACAAGCTCCAATTTTTCCTTGCACGTCCACTTCTCTGATCTTGGCAACTCTAATAAGTGTTGATTCATCTTCATAATCTCTGGTAACAATAATCCCAACGTCAGATTTATTATTCCAATGGCTACTGCCCGACACATCATACAAACTGTTCACAACAAATTTTCCTTCTGCATTTCTGGTTTGTTTGGTTGGGTGAGCTACCATCATAGTTATCATGTTGTGTTCCCTGTTCCATCTTTTTATATCAGATATAAGAATAGAGATATGTTCAGTTTCATTTATGTTTGATCTAGATGGGTTAATCTCATTATATGGGTCTGTAATAAGGCAGTCGATACCATATTCTTGTCTGCATATTTCAGCCTTTTCTAATATCCACTTTATGTCTGGGCTATCGTCTTTTTTATCAATAAAATAAAAGTGGTCGTTAATAAAAGCCAATGCGTGATTTAGTTCTTCTTCAGTTATTCTATTGTCAAACATTTTATCAAATGGTTTCTCACAATACTTTTCTACAAGCCTTGCCACATTTCGGCTGAGTGAGCTTTCTGGTGAATAGATACAGAACTTAAAATTGTGTAAACGTGCTAACTGTTGAGCTAAATCCAGAGTGAAAGAAGATTTACCACTATTCGGCGTTCCAGTTATTAGCATAAATGATGGCTTAATGATTTTAAGCAATGGGTCTAGGTTCAGAAACCCAGTCTCATATTGCTGTTGTGTCTTACCATCATATAAATCTTTTATATCTTTATAAATATCTCGGCAA